ATTGTCAGCCAAATACAGCAGGCGTACTGGTGCTAGTTTGTTGGGTTTATGGTTGATCGTATTCGGTGGGCGTAAGACCTGCGTACAATCCCACCCAGTCGAATCTGCGCCATCCAGAAGATGACAGAGCCGTCTATTGTAACCTTCAACTGTTTCGCGATCCATACCTCTCGGAACTCGCCAGTAGGCATGGAAATTTCCGAATGTGGAACTTTGTACCAGTATAGATGGGGGTGGAAGACTCTGCCAGTTTGGGGCAAAGCCGGGGCGATCAATTTCCGTCCAGACAAAGTTGGTATCTTTCCAGGCGTCTTTAGTCGCGTGCTTCGATTTGAATACGGAGGGAGCCAGGTAGATATCTAGGATCTTGTGATACTGGATTACCCACTCAATGATGTTGTCACGCTCGTCGGGCCAAACAAAGAATCGTTGAAGCCAGTCCTTCTTCATAGGATGCTTCTGCGCTCCGTAAACAAATCCATCTAACCCGGTGAATAGGGTATCAACAAATTGTTCTACTTCATTCAAAGTGCCCCCAAGGAATAGAAAAGGGAGGGCCGAAGCCCTCCCTTCTCAATCAGATATTCGGATGCCAGGATTTTACGTTGGCGAATACTCCGCCCTTCTGCCCTGGATTATGGAAGATAACGACACGAGCCGTCAACCCGAGCAAATCTCTCGGGTCCAACTTCATATCGTCGGCACGCCATTCCGTACCAGTGAGATTCTCCAACACGATCTGCAACTTCCAACGAGCAGAAGCTGCCAGAGAAACAACCTCTCTGATCTTCTTCCCAATCAATCCCTCATCAATCGAGTCCGGGCCGATGACTCGAAGGGAAAGAATAAGGTTCTTATTTCCTGCGGTCGCCTTGGAATCCTCGATCGCAACATCATCTACCGTCACGGCGTACAAACCTTCTGGAAGAAGTTCCTGAGGTTCGACGTCACCGAAATTAAGTTCGAGCATTTGCTCCTTCTTTCTACTTGATGAATTCCCAGAGGTCTTCTGCTGGGAATGTGCTAGGAAGGCCAAGCCTATCCTTAGCTTTGATGCTACGAGTTGGCGCTGCTCTCATGACCCGCTTCATTTCACCCTTGATGTTAATGTCAGCGGACATATAGAGCATCACGTCACACGTAGCATACATTGTGCTCGCCAATTTTGGCGTAAACATCGGTCTTGTCGTAGTGTAACCTGTTAGTTCGTTTTTGTCCTCGGTTTCATGAGCAACGAAGATCACGTTGCGTTCTAGGTCTGTGAAGGCTAAGATTACCTCACGGAGATACTCCGTATTCACCTTGTAATCTTGCTGGTATGGGTGTCCTTCTGGACGCTTTCCCTTTGCTTGTTCCTCATGCCAAACCTCACCTAGATGGCGAGATTGGAACTCAGACAGCGTGTCAATGATGATTGTTTTGATTTCTGGATGAGCACCCTTACGCAACTCACCATGAATTGCCATAAGCTTCTTGCTGTTATTCAAAACCTGAATCACCGGAACCTCGGAAAGTTCTGGATGATTCTGCAACGAAAGACTTGCTCCCTTCTCACACTCAATTTCGAGTGGGCCAGGAGCACCACAGGAAAGAACAGTCTTCCCGATTCCCGGTTCACCATACAGGCAAATCGTAAATGTTCGTGGTCGGGATTTCGCTGTGGACATTTCGTCTAGTACCGGCATGTTAGCCCTTCTGTTGATATGGTGTTCTTGTTGCCCAGAAGACTTCGTAGATATCTAGTCTTGTGACTAATCTACGGGAGTCTCCGTCACTCTCGTAAGTGTATCGTTCTCGATAGAATCCGGTACCCTCAGGTATCTCAATCTCTTCCTTCGTCCCATCTTCAAATTCAAGAGTAATCCTCCTCAGCGGTCGCATCAACACCTGGTTCCAACCGATCCTGTTTCTTCGTGAACGAATCGTCTGTGAGAAGTCTAATGTCAGCGGTTCCAAATCCCTTCAACTCCATCAGGCAAAGCTCGGAGTAGGGACACCGAGCGCAGTTGTGAGTAAGACTATACGGGAAATTCTTTGTCTCACTACGGTCCAGCATATCATCGACTACAACTCCGAAGTTCTCTAGGATATTCTCCTTCTCCTTCGCTGTACGATACGAGTTCATCCGCTTATACAACTTGCTAAACGGTTGGGCGTGGAAGTCCTTGTAATCGTAAGTGTTGAAGAAGTTGACACCCACTCCGAATACATCAGCCAATACAGCGGAGTAGGTTGACAACTGCCCATCCAATTGGAGTTGGAGTGGTGACCAGAACTTACTGGCGGAGGACTTATGGTCAATGATCCACAAGTTCCCGTCGATATCTCTGAGTACCAAGTCAATGTACCCTTGAAGGAAGAAGGTTCGTCCCTTGGGGGAATAGAGTTGCTGCTTAAAGTGTCTCTCGACTCCAACAACAGTACAACCTTCATCCCACGTAGGTTGGATCGTCTCAAAGTAACGATCAACAAGACGAATCGCCTTAGTGAGAACTCCTAGGTCTTCCGGCTTCATGCCGATAGACAGTCGAGTAAGGGCGAAATCCCGAACTACCTCACAAACTTCCTCAGTTACGAATCCAAATTGCAGGTGCTCGTAACCGAGTGCCAAGAGGGAGTGAAGAAATGTCCCCAGCCGCAGATAGTCCGGTGAACTCTTGGGAACAATTTCCTCAATGTAACTCCATTGCCACTTCTTGTGGCAGGTTTGCCAGGCTTGAACCTGACTGTAACTAATGATGAGTTCATCCGACACGTTGGTCCCTTCTTCGTTTTTTCATAGATAATATTTCTTGGGGAGTGGAGTTTAGTAACCGGGCTGCGAACCGTTGGAGGCTATGCCCCACTCCCCAAGATTGTTAATCAGGACGATCCCATCTACTAGGATCAACCGTGAAATATTCACGGTCCCTTCTCTGATCCTCTCGAAATTCCTTGATACCATGTACGATAACAACTGCTAGACCGAACATGAACAGGATAAAGAGGATAATCACGAGGGAGTCCCAACTCACCGTCAATGTGCAACAAACAAGTCGCACGCCTCGTTCATTCCTTCGAGAAGTTCTCCGTTTTCGATTTCCGCACGGAGTTCCTCGATCATCCGAGTTTCCTCAGACGTGTAAACACGATACCGATAGGTGGTGATATCAATGGAAGGGTTGTCCTTGAACAAGCCAACCTTCTCCAACATCTCGATAAGGTGTTCAGTTGCAGTACGTCCATCCTTTGGACGATACGAATCCCATGCCGAAATGAAACTCTGAACGACATAGGGAGTAAGTCCAAAGACTTCTGCCGCTGCTTCGTAGGAATGAATACCATCAACGCCAACGTAATCACCCCCGGCGTTAAATGCGCAACCATTCCATGTTCCCTGGGCGATATTACCCTTCTTCATAGCTGCGCCATAAAACGCTTGGCGAGCCTTAGCGTTAAGGTTCTGTACCGCCGTATAGAGAGCACCGTGATCTTTGAGATTCACGGTAAGGACAAATTCGTCTGCTCCCCACTTTCCCATTTCGTTCACTCTCCTATTTGTAGTTATGCCCTGCGGGTCAAGGTCCAGTATATCAGAAAGAGGGTTACCTGTCAAGTCGGGTCTATTATAACTGTCGTGTAAAGGGCGGACGCAGGAAGCGTTTAACATCCGCCCTTTACACTTTGTCCTGTGGGCTAAGGTTTAGCAGTAGTCGCCTCCCCACTGATTGCAATGTATCACTTTCCGGTACCTCCTACCACCTTTAATTCTGGTTTCTTAGCCACTGATCGTCGGGTCCGTCGTCTACTTGAAATGAGAAGCAAACGCCAATCATTCCTGTCCAGAGGATCGCTCGTTGCGTAATCGTCAGGTTTACTGTAACTACGATAGAGCAATTCCCCTGTGACAGTGGAAACAACATCACGGCGCACGCTATAACAGCGGGTACACCGGAATTGTAGCGCAGCTCCGAAAGACTTATGACTTCTATCGTCATCAATTTGATCCCAACTATGTCCAATGGCACGACACTCTACGTACCTATATCCTTTCGCCATGCGGGTCAGAATCCTCGATTTTCAGTGAGGTAGATGACGGCTCTCTCGGGATTATCCTCTTCGTCGTCCTCACCAACACTGTCTACATCATTAATCCACATTGTATTTCCTTGTGGAGTTACGACTTCGACTTCCCAGCCCTCATCGTAATCCTCTAGCATGGAAATCAGTTCACCGATAGTCATTAGTCTCCTTCATGCGGGTCATCGCCATTGATTCTTCTCGCCTGAGCGATTATCATTGTTTGAATGTCCTCGTAGAGTTCTCGTAGGTCATTCGTGAATTCTGCTAGTAATTCGGGTGTCATCCCGATTCTAAATGCGTGTCGTTCGTGTTCCTCCATATCGTAGAGTGTGAGAGTGAGGATAAACAGGTTTCCCCGCCCTGTGTCTGGTTCTTCTGCTTGTAGGGACTTAATTCCCCACATCTTTTGAGTCATAGTGGGATTGGGTGGGTATCGAACCCAACACCTTCCTCTTTATCTAGAATAGAGGCTGTCCTTGCCCAGTTTAGACGACCAATCCCTACTACCTGATCGGATTATCCCTTCGGCTTTCTCATCACCGTTTAACTACGTGCTGTCTCATTCCAGTACAGCCACGTAGCAGGTTTTTCCTTAACCTGATGGATTGCAGGCTTAGATCAAGTAGATTCTTGCGGAGTTTCCGGAATCAGGTTGAATTGCTTCGCATGTTGAGTGCAGAACCACCAATCTCCTGATTCCAGCTGCATTTTCCCTCTCATAACCGTCTTTGCGGTCTTAAGCTGGATGAAATGCACTCCATGTTTCCTACAGCGGGTAGAACCGCCTGTGTACGAATCACAAGTACCATCACCGTTCGGACGCACTCTTTCTGTCGCTCCCTTCCTGATAAGCGATCCATCCTAAGAACGCTATAATAAGTCCAATGGCCAGCATGAGAACGTAAATTCCTGGCGGACCGGTTGCTGGCAAACTACCTGCGAC